CTAAAACAAATAACTAAAACAAATAATATATATACTGATGAATTTAATGATTTTTGGGATCAATATCAAAAAATTAAAAAAAGAGCTAGCGGTCAATCTAAAAAACTTACTTTTCAGCATTACAATAAACTTTCAAAAAAAATACAAAGTCAATTAAAACCTGCTTTATTAAGAGCTATAGCTGACCAAAATAAAATTGAAAAAGATGGAGGGTTTGTTACTTGTTTTCCAAATGCGTTTAAATGGATAAAAGATGGCTACTATGAAGTATTTCTTTGTGTACAAGAACAAAAAAGCAAGTTAAAATTAAATTCCAGGAACAAAAACGTTCCATTTTAAATCCCGCATTAATTATGAAAGATAAAAAAAAGAATAAAAAGCTTGAAAATGTTGGTGAATTTTTCTTTGATGAAAAGACAGAAAGCTTACATCAACTAACAAAAACTGGATTTGATTCTGTCAAATATAGAAATTTAGATCAAGAAATAGATAAAAATTTAGAAGAACACTTTAAAAATTTAGACAAATGACTTTTTTTAAAAGATTAGCTACTGATCGAGATTTAACTTTTCGAGTTCCAGATTACAATTGTTTTGCCTGCAATGACTCTGGAATTGTTCATAATTCTGATGGATATTTATCTAATGAATTACCTGGATATAATCAAAATCAAGATTTAGCTATTATTTGTTGGTGTCGAGCTGCTTATCCTCAACAAGGAGATGATGGTTCAACACTAAAATCTGGCTTTCGTGATGAATCTTCAACTATATGTAACAATGTTGGAGTTGATATACCAAAGGATAAAACTAGATTAATTCATACTTTAAGAAAAGAAAGTTGGGAAGCTAGTTGTAAAGAATTAAATAAAATTAGACAAGAAAATTTAAAAGGAAATAAAATGGAACTTCCTAGTTATATTCTTAAAGTTAAACAACAGTTAAACAATTCAAAAGGCATATTAAATGACATCAGAAAGACAGAAACCAGTAATTAAATCTTTAAAAAAATTATTGTTTAAAGCTGAAGTAATTGCAGCAGCCATTCGTGATAACGCTATAGAAGAAAAGATGCCAATTGAAAAAGACTTGATATTATCAGTTCATAACCATTTAAAATCTATAGACAAATCATTAGATTATGCAGGAAAAATCGGAAAACACGATCTCAATCCAAGAATTAAATCAAGATCCAAACAATGCTCGATTGAGAACTGATCGATCAGCAAAATTAATTTCTGAATCTTTAGAAAAATTTGGTACTGGTAGATCAATTGTTATAGATGAAAATAATACAATTATTGCTGGTAATGGAACTATCGAAGGTGCAAAAGCAGCCGGAGTTAAAAATGTAAAAGTTATAGAAACTAATGGAGATGAAATTATTGCAGTAAAAAGAACTAATTTAACTAAAGATCAAAAAGTTGGTTTAGCTATTGCTGATAATCGGTCATCTGATTTATCAGAATGGGACAGAGAAGTTTTAGAAGAATTAACTTTAGATTATGATTTAAAACCTTTTTTTGATGATGATGACTTATCGCAATTATTAGGTGATGGGGAAATTAAAGATTTTGAAGGTTCACGAGAACACGGAGAAGCAGAATTTAGTGAATTTGATAATACTTGCCCACGCTGCGGATTTGAATTTAATAATAAAAAATGATTGAAAAAAAAATTGGTGCTTGGAAACTATCTGATTTAAAAGATATTAAAAAAAATAATTTAAATGTTTTTAGTTGTTTTCACTGCGGCGGTGGTTCTTCAATGGGCTATAAACTTGCAGGTTTTAATGTTTTAGGCGGAGTTGAAATCGATAAAGAAATGATGGATATTTATAGAGCTAACCATAAACCAAAATATAGTTATTTAATGGGAGTCCAGGAGTTTAATAAATTAAAAGAAATTCCAGAAGAATTAAAAAATTTAGACATTTTAGATGGTTCACCGCCTTGTTCAACTTTTAGTATGGCAGGCAAGCGTGAAAAAAAATGGGGTACTGAATATCAATTTCGTGAAGGTCAAAAATATCAAAGGCTTGATGATTTATTTTTTCATTTTATTCAAACAGCTAAACTTTTACAACCTAAAGTAGTTGTTGCTGAAAATGTTAAAGGTTTAATTGCTGGAAATGCTCGTGGCTATGTTAAAGAAATATTTAGAGATTTTAAAAAAGCTGGTTATGAAACTCAGTTATTTTTATTTAATGCCGCAAAAATGGGTGTACCGCAAGCAAGAGAAAGAACTTTTTTTATTGCACGCCGATGTGATTTAAATTTAAAACCTTTTAAACCTGTATTTAATGAACAGCCTATATCAGTTGCAGAAGCATGTAAAACAATTCAACCTAATACTGAAGAAAAATTAATTAGTGATAAATTAAAAGAACTTTGGTATAAAGTAAAACCTGGTAAATCTTTTTCAACTGTTCACCCTAAAGGACATTGTTTTAATATGAGTACTGTTAATCCTCGTTTACCTTCGCGTACTGTAACTGCAACTCAAGGATTAGTTTACTGGAAAAAACCTAGATATTTAAACTCTTATGAAATAAAAAGAATACAAACTTTTCCAGAAGATTTTAACTTTTTAAATACTGATCCATGCTATGTAATGGGTATGAGTGTTCCCCCTTTTATGACTCAGCGTGTAGCATTAGAAATATATAAACATTGGTTTCAAAAGGATAATTAATTAATGGCAGCTGCTGAATCAAGCAAAATTGAGATAGATGTCAGAGTACAAAAGCTTTCTCGTATCATTGCGCGAGGTGGTAGAAGGTCTGATTGTCTACGATACGCTAGGGAAAATTGGGGGGTGTCTGAAGCTACAGTTGATAATTATTTAAAAAAAGCTAGAGATGAAATAAAAAAAGATTGGGATATTGAAAGGCCACAAATGATTGCTGATTTATTAGCTCAATGTTCAACCTTACAAATGGAAGCAAGAAATGCTGGTCAATTTAATATTGCTCTTGGAGCTATAAATACTGCAGCTAAATTAGCTGATCTTTGCTCGTGAGTTTTTTAGATACTTTAAAACAAGGTCATGTATTAAGCGGTAATGGTTTATATGAATTACCTTCTGCAAATGAAGTTATAACTAAAATTAAAAATAATTTATTACCGCATCAGGAAAAATTTTGTGAAGATACTGAACACAGAAAATTAGCTTTAGTTTGTGGCTTTGGTGCGGGTAAAACTTATGCTTTAGTTTCTAAATCTTTTATGCTTGCAGCTATGAATGTTGGACATATTTCTGCTGTTTTTGAACCTACGTCGCCCATGCTCCGTGACATTTTAATGCGAACTATGAATGACTTACTTGAAGAATGGCAGATACCATATACGTTTAGAGCAAGTCCTTTACCTGAATATGTTTTATCTTTTCAAGAAGGAACACATACAATTCTATTAAGAACTATTCTTACTTATCAACGTTTACGTGGACAAAACTTATGTGCAGTTGGATTTGATGAAGCTGATACAGTACCAAAAAGAGACGCGGAGCAAGCTATGAATATGGCTTTAGCCAGATTGAGGTCGGGTAATATTCAACAATTTTATGCAACAACAACTCCTGAGGGTCACTCATGGGCATTTGAAACATTTGAAAAAAACGCCAAAGAAGATACAAGATTAATAAAAGCAAAAACAAGCGATAATCCATATTTACCCGAAGGTTTTATTGATTCTTTATTAGAAAACTATCCACCGCAATTAATCCAGGCATATTTGAATGGAAACTTTACGAACCTTACAACCGGAGCTGTTTATTCCCGATTTGATCGAATCAAACATGTTATTGATAAATTACCTTTTCCTATTGAAAACGAAATTATTAAAATTGGAATTGATTTTAACGTTATGAATTGCAATGCAGTTGTTTGTGTAACTACCGGAGATAAATTAATAGTTATTGATGAAATTACAAAACAAGTTGATACAGATGCTCTGGCAAGAGAAATAGTTAGACGTTATGGTAGAAATAAGATTTTAGTTTATCCAGATGCTAGTGGTGCCAATAGATCAACAATCAACGCAAGCAAAACTGATATTGCTATTTTGCAAAGTTATGGATTCACAAGTATGGCGCTCAGAAGCAACCCACCAATTAAAGACCGAGTTCAAACCTTACAAGCACTCTTGGAAAACTCAAAAGGACGGGTGCGAATGGCGATTCATGCCAGTTGCCGACGCTTAATTGAATGTTTAGAATTACAAAGCTATGATGAAAAAACAGGTGATCCTGATAAACAAAATGGATATGACCACCTTAATGACGCTTTGGGATATTTATGCTACAGAGAGTTCAATATGATTTATAGTAAAGCAGGAAATAAAACAGGCATTAGAATTTATTAAAGACCTGATATTATTAAAATAAAACAATGTATAGTTCTTTTTTCACAAATAAAATAGATAATTTTGAAATACAGGTCACAGAAGTACAGCAGCAGAATCAAGCATGGCGAAATATGCAAAGCCATTGGGGTCTTATTGAAGATTTAGTTGAAGGTACAAGTAAAATAAGAGGTAAAGCAAGAATTTATTTAAAACAAGAACCGCGTGAAGAAGATGAAAGTTATGATGTTCGTTTAAGTAGATCAGTTTGCCCTCCATATTATGTAAGAATGGAAAGAATGTTGGCTGGTATGCTTACGCGTAAACCAGTTAGATTAATAGATGTACCCGAAAGAATCGAAGAACAATTATTTGATGTTGACCTGGAAGGAAATAATTTAACTAATTTCATATATAATATTTCTCGTTTATGTATTCGTTATGGTCATGTTGGTGTATTAGTTGATGCACCTTCAACTGGTGGTAGACCTTATTGGATTCCATATACTCCTAGAGATATTATCGGCTGGCGAACTGAAATAAAAGATGGTTTAAGACAATTAACTCAATTAAGGTTAACTGAAAGAATAGTGAAACCTAAAGGATCATATGGTGAAGAAACTATTGAACAGATAAGAGTTTTAGAACCTGGAACATTTCGAATTTTTCAACGTAATAAAGATGGAGATTTTAAACAAGTTGAAGAAGGAAATACAAGTTTAGACTTCATACCTTTTTCAATTGCTTATTCAAATAAAGTTGGTATTTTTGAAAGTAGGCCGCCATTAGAAGATATTGCTGAATTAAACATCAAAAGTTATCAAATTCAAAGCGATTATGATAATCAATTACATATAAGCGCAGTTCCTATGCTTGCATTTTTTGGATTTCCTGCTGCAGCCGAAGAAGTTAGTGCAGGTCCAAGTGAAGCATTATCTTTACCCGAAGGAAGTAGTGCAAGTTATATTGAACCGAATGGTAATAGTTTTACAGCACAAAAAGAAAGAATAGATAAATTAGAATATCAAATTAATGAATTAGGTTTAGCTGCAATATTAGGCCAAAAGATGTCAGCGGAAACTGCACAGTCAAAAAGAATTGATAGATCGCAAGGTGACTCAACTATGATGGTTTTAAGTCAACAAATTCAAGATTTAATTGATAATTGTTTAAAATTTCATGCTGAATTTGAAAATCAAAGTGTAGCCGGAACTTCTTTTGTTAATAGAGATTTTGTAGATACAAGTTTAGAACCTACACAAATTGATGCTTTATTAAAAATTTATGCTCAAGGAATAATAACTCAAGAAGAATTATTAAAGAAATTAATTGAAGGAGAAGTATTATCTGAGGATATTGATATTGATGAAATGTTAGAAAAAACTAGTCAAGGCGGTTTAATTGAAATGGATCAAATACCAACAACTGCTACAAATGAATAATGGCTATAGAAAAACAAAATATTCCAGAAGCACTTTATCGAAATGCTATTAATTTAAATAGATATGAAAATAGTGTAGCTTTAGGTATAGTTAGAGAATATAACAATATAATTATTGAAATTACAAATAGATTAAAACAATTTGAAGCCGGTGAATTAACATTAACTCCTGCTGCTGTTAATCGTCAAAGAACATTATTACTGCAATTACAAGAAAGTTTAAATACATGGGCTGAAAGTAGTTCTAATACAGTTTCTTCTGAATTACAAGGCTTAGCTGAATTACAAAGTTCTTTTATCCAGGAACAATTAAGAAAAGTTTTACCAAGTGATGCAACTAAAAATGCAGTTAGAACAGTTGAAATAAGTCCACAATTTGCACAGAATGTTGTAAATACTGACCCGCGTCAAATAAATGTTTTTACTTTACCAGAAGAATTTATAGCTCAAACTGCAACTGTTCCTAAATTTAGCTTAACTGCTCGTGAAGGTGCTGTAATAAATTTACCAAATGGTGTAAATGTTCGAACTGCTTTTAGACGTATTGCAGCTTCTCAAACAGAATTATTTCAAAATACAATAAGAGTTGGATTACTTTCAAATGAAACAACTGCACAAATAGCAAAAAAATTAAGAGGTAATTTAAATTTTGAAGCAACAGGAACGTTAGCTCAAATAAAAGCAAGAGGAGGTATTGGTACAACTATTGCTAATAATCAAATTGATACTATTGTTCGAACCAGTATTAACCAGGTAAGTAATACAGCTACTTTTAATGTTTATAAAGCAAATGCTGAAATTGTTGATCGATATAAATATGTAGCAACTTTAGACAGTAGAACTTCTGCTATTTGTGGAAGATTAGATGGTCAAATATTTGAAATGGGTAAAGGTCCGCAACCACCTCAACATTTTAATTGTCGTTCTACTATTGTTCCAATTATTAAAGATGAATTTCTTGAAAGATTTGGATTAGATCAAGATGATTTAACTCAAGGCTTACAAAGACCTGCAAAAACAGGATTATCAACTACAGGTAAATTAGTTCCAGCAACAGAAAATTATGCAATATGGTTAAGTAAACAGGATATACCTACACAAAATAAAGTATTTGGAATTGAAAAATCAAAAATATATAGATCAGAATTAAAAACAAAAAATCCAACAGAAGTATTTCGTTCATTCGTGCGTTCTGACGGATCAACGTTAACATTAGAAGAGCTAAGGAAAGCTAATGCCGATTAAAAAAGGAAAGTCACAAAACATTATTTCAAAAAATATTCAAATGTTGAAAAAAGAGGGTAAGCCACATAAACAAGCGGTTGCTATTGCTTTATCAACAGCGGGTAAAAAAAAGAAAAAAACAAGACGAAAAAAGAAATAAATAGTAAACTATAAATAGTTGCTTTAAAAATTATGCCTGGACATTATGGTTCAATGAAACCAAAGGGTACAAAAAAGAAAAAAGGAAAAAAAAAAGCTGTTAAAAAATAATGGCAAAGGTAAACAAGCCAACAGATCCGGAACTGTATGCTCGTGTAAAGGCTAGAGTTAAAGCTCGTGTTAAACGTTGGCCTAGTGCTTATGCTAGTGCTCAATTAGTTCAAGCATATCAAAGAGCCGGAGGAGGTTATACTACTGTTAATAAGCCAAAAGCAAAAACTAAAAAAGGTGCTAAACGTGGCAAGAAAAAAAAGTAGGGCTCCAGGTGGTTTAACCGATTGGTTTAAAGAAAAATGGGTAGATGTTAAAACTGGTAAACCTTGTGGAAGAAAAAAATCTGAAACAAAAAGAAAAGGTTATCCAGCATGCAGACCTACTAAACGAGTTTCAAGTAAAACTCCTAAAACACTTTCTGAATTATCACCTGCTGAAAAAAGAAGATTTACCAAAGCCAAAACAAGTAAAAAAAAGATTTCATTTCAAATGCGACGTAAACGCAAAACAAAAACAAAAAAATGAAAAAAACAACAAAAAGAAAAGTAGTAAATTTTAAAAAGGCTGATAAATCAAAAAAAGGTGGTCTTACTGCTAAAGGTCGCGCAAAATATAATAAAGCAACAGGAGGAAATTTACAGGCACCAGTTACAGGAAAAGTTAAGCCTGGAAGTAAAGCAGCTAATAGAAGAAAATCGTTTTGTAGTCGTATGAAAGGAATGAAGAAAAAATTAACCGGTAGTAAAAAGGCAAATGATCCTAACAGTAGAATAAATAAGGCTTTAAAACGTTGGAAATGCTAATTTTTCTAAAACAAGGTATATTAGGATTACTTTAAATTTTTTATATGTCAGAAGAAAATCCCGCAACAACTGTTGATGCCTCTGCTGAAATTAATTCACTAAAAAAAGAAATTGAATTATTAAAACAAAAAAACAGAGAAGTTGTAGAAGAAAAACAAAAAATAACTTCAAATGCAAAATCTGTTGCATCACTTCCAGAAGGCACAGATGTCCAGGCACTTATTGAATTTAAAAGAAAAGTTGAACAAGAAAGGTTAGAAGAAAAAGGACAATATTCGGAAGCATTAAACAAAAGAGAAGAACAGTTTCGTGAAGCTATTGAAAAGAAAGATATTGAAATTAATAATTTAAAAAATGAATTAAAAGATTTAAAACTTATTACCCCTGCAGTTAGTGCTTTATCTGAAATTGTTCATGATCCAGATTATGCAATGGGTAAATTAGACAGAGATAAAATACAAGTACAAAAAGATGGAAGTGTTGTTTATATGTCTGATGATGGATTTACACATAAGCCAATACAAGAAGCAGTAAAAGAAAAAGTTCAAACATGGGCACTTAAACATCAAGCACCAACTGGTTCTGGTGCACCTATTGGAAAATCTGAATCTGTAGGAAGTATTGCCGGAATTGATGAAAATTTATTAAAACGAATGGCTAATGGTGAAGATACTGCAGCTATGGAAATACATAAAAAATATGGGCGCGATGCTTGGCTTGAAGCTAAAAAACTTGTTAAAAATTACAAATAAGAAATATTGAGTTATAGTTTTAGTAATAACAAATTCGGCTGTGCTGATTTGAAAAACTAAATAGAGGCTGTGCTGACATTTAGAGGGCTGTGCTCAACATTGTAAATCTTTCATTTTCATTTTTGAAATGGCAACTACTTTAGCGGACATTATTGTTCCAGAGGTGTTTGCAAACAGCATTATTGAAGAAACAACTTTAACAGATAGTTTTCTTCAAAGTGGCGTTTTAGCACCTCTACCTGAGCTAAATTTAAGCTCACCTCAAGGGGGAAATTTCGTAAACATACCTTTTTACAAGGCAAATTTAAGTGGTAACTATACTCGTTTAGATGATAGTTCTTCTTTAACACCTAATAAAATTGAACAAAGCAGCCAAATTGGTGTTGTTCTTACTTCTGGTGATGCTTTTTCTGCAAGACAACTTGCGGGTCAAAAAATTGGTTCAAACTCACCTGATCCAATAGCTGCAATCAGACAAAAATTAAGTGCTTACATAAACAACGAAAAACAAAAAGATTTGTATTCTTGTTTACAAGGTGCTTTTGGTTCATTAACTAATAACAATAGTTCTTCAGCTTTATTTGAACTTTCAATTGATTCTGAATCAGGTGATACTCCAACAGCTCTTGGCGCTGGTACTGTAGCTAAAGCTCAGTCCTTACTAGGAGATCAAGGAGACAAACTAACAACTATTGCAATGCATTCAAAAGTGTTTTATGCACTTAAAGAAAGAAGAGCATTAGATTATGTTACAAACTCAGAAGCAAGATTAGGTACAGCTCCTTCAGGTGCTAGTACTGTCAATGCTTTTGGAGGTTCTTCTGCAGGCGCTTATGGTGATGTTTCAGTTCCTCAATACATGGGAATGAACATTATTGTTTCAGATGATATTCCAAAATCTGGATCAGGTGCTTCTACAGAATATGCTGTTTATTTTTTCCAGCAAGGAGCCGTAGCAACGGGCGAGCAGGCAGCTTTAGTAACTAAAGTTGATGAAGATGTTCTTGCATTTGAAGATGTAGTTTCATTTAAGCATGCTTACATTTATCACCCTATTGGGTTGAAATGGGCAGTTACAACTACAAACCCAACAAGAACTCAGCTCGAAGTTGCCACTAATTGGGAAAAAGTTTACGATCTTAAAAACATAGGAATCGTACGTGCTACTGTTACTTCACCATTAGATTAATCATGGCTAGTATTTTTGAACTTCAGAATCCTCCTTTTGGTCAATTAACTAAAACTAAAGTTATTAAAACTGAAAACGGAGCGCATACTTTAACAACTGCTGAACTTATTGAAGGCATTGTTGATGGAACACCTACAGGTAATAGGACTGTTACAACACCAACTGCTGCAGCAATTCTTACTGCACTTGGTATTCAGAACAAAGTTGGTCAAACTTTTGAGTTGACTATTGTCAATAAGGCAACATCAACCCATAAATTTACTTTGACTGCTGGTTCTGGCGTAACCATTGTTGGTGATGCTGAGGTAGCAGCTGCAACTTCTGGAACTTTTATTTTTAGAGTTACTAGTTCAACTGCTGTTAGCGCATTTAGAAAGTAATGGGTATAGCTACATTTCGATTAGCTAGAGAAAGGGAAGCTGCTTTAAAAGTGGCTTCTCAATCTTCTGATAAAATTCAAGTAAAGCCAAAACTAACAAAATCAAATGGCAATAACAATAGTAGAAACTCCAGGAAGCGCAACAGCAAATAGCTATGTCTCGCTTACTGCAGCTCAGGCTTTTATTGATGGTCTTATTGAAAATGATGATATAGTTGCTTGGGGAACAAGTACAACCGATCAAAAAAATCGAGCATTATTTAGTGCTGCACAAAGAATTGATAGAGAAAGATTTTTGGGAGCAAGAACTAATGATGCGCAAGCATTGGAATGGCCAAGATCGGGTGTAAAAAAACCTTATACTTATTCAAGTACTTACAACGCTTTATATCCAAGTAATTTACAACCAGCTTTTTATGCTGATAATGAAATACCAAAAAGAGTTAAACATGCGCAAATTCATTTGGCAGTATATTTAAACAATAATAAAGATGGACTTGATTTAAGTGGCTTTGAAGATTTTAATGAAGTATCAATTGGAAATTTAAATGTGAAACCAAGATTTTATGGTGCTGTCGGAGCAAATCGAATACCACCTATAATTGAACAATACTTAACTGGCATTAGAATAAGTGGGCCAGCTACAATAGCAGTAAAAAGGAGTTAACTTATGTCTTACGAATATCCTTCAGCAACAATTATTAATTCAACAAGTGCTGTAACCGGAAGATTTGGAAAATTACAAGCAAATGAAGATACTGTTATTGCTTCATTAACTGCTCAAAACATAGATGGCGCAAGTACTAGCATTACATTAAATGCAAGCTGTGAAATTTGTGGAGTTATAACTGGATTCACTTTAGCTAGTGGTTCTGTTATTGCTTATCGTTTGTAATGTCTCAACTTTCAAAAGCTGCAAGAAAAGTTACCTCAAAAGTTCTAGGAAAGTTTGGCGGTAATATTACTTTTAAAAAAATTGTTCCAGGAACCTATAATGTTTCACGTGGATTAATAACTGAAACAATTGAAACTGAAACAATCAAAGGAATATTACAAAATGTAAACCAAAGAGAAACTAATGAATTAATAAAAGAAAACGATAAACTTTTAATTATTGCTGCTTCCGATTTATCTTTTATACCTTCTACAACGGATAGAGTTTTAGTTGCTGGAATTGAATATCAAATAATTCGTATTTATACAGATGAAAATGATAATCAAAATATTAAATATGAAATTTATTTACGAGCATGAAAAAAATTGAAATAAGAGATATAGGAAAATTTTTCAAAGAAGAACATGAAAATTTAATTACTTTAGCTGTTTTAACTTTAGACTCAAGAATAAAACAAGTTTCACCTGTTGATACTGGTCGTTTTCGTATGAATTGGCAATTAGCAGAAAATAAAAGGACAGCGCCTATACAAGGCGGACCATATTCCCAAAATAAAAGTGCAATAATTCCTCCTTTAAAATTAAATTATCAAAAAGAAAAAGCAGGTAATACTTATAGTTTAATTAATCCTTTACCATATGCAGAAGCTGTTTGCTTTGGTACTAATACTCCTCCTTCATGGGGCAACACTTTCAGATCAAAAGATACAAATAGAACAGCTGGTTGGCCTTTAAAGGAAGTTGCTATTGTTGCTAGTATTGTTAAAAAGGCTCAGAGTAAAAAGTAATGGCAGCTTTAGATTTAAATACTGTTCGAGAAAAAATTGAAGAAAAACTAATTGATGAATTTTCAAATGTACCGCCATTAGAAATTGTATTTGGAAATCAACCGTTTCAACCTGTAGCTGGTACTGGATTTATTCAATGTTTAATTGAATTTACTACTAATGGATATTTAACTTTAGGAGGAATAACTAATAGTTTTAATAGTCAGGAAGGAGTTATAACAATAAATATTTTTACAAAAATTGGAGTTGGAATGGGTAACAATTTTACAGTAGCTAAAAGAATAAGGGATTTATACAATAGAGTAAGGATTAATGATATTTTTTTTGAACCTAGTACTGGTCCAACATTAATTGAGACTGCTGCTCCTGAGGGATATGTTCAAAGTGTAATGTCAATTCCATTTACTACTATCGAAACTTTATGATTGAAATTACTAAAGAAATGCTTGATATTATTGAAAAAATAAAAGGCAAGCGAAATCCTAATTTATGGGATTCACGTTGCGAATCTGCTTTAATTAGACAAAAACAAGAAAAAGTAGTAAAAAAACAAAAAAAAGGATAAACTAAAAACAAATTCTTAATTTTAACTATGGCCATAGTAAGAGGAGAGGAAGGTTCTGTTGCTTTTGACAATGGATCAGGCTCTGTAAGTGCAGTTGCGGGAACAACCGCCTGGACTTTAGATATGACTAAAGATGTCTATGAAACAACAGCTCATGGACAAACATCAAGAACTTTTGGTGGTGGTTTAAAATCTGCTACTGGAACTATTGAAGTACAATATACTGCTACTTCTGGTGACGCTACTGCAGAACTTTTAGCTGATATAAATACAAGCGAAGATCCAGCTGATGCTTCATTTAATTTATTTTTAGATACAACAGGCGCTAAAAAATATTCTTTCAATGGAATAGTTACAGGCGCAGGAGCATCTTCAACTGTAGGAGAACTTACAACTCAGACTTTAAACTTTCAAGTCTCAGGCGACGTTACTTTTGCAATATAATTTATGTCTGAAAAAAGAACTATCGACCTTTTAGTAGGTGCTTTTGATTTAAATCAGCGGAGAAAATTCACTTTAAAAAAACCTGATGGTTCTCCATTATGCGATTTATATTTTAAACCTATTACAAGGTCTGATAGAACCCGCGTGCAGGCTTTAGCTAATAGTGATGATGCTTTAAAAGTCTCAACACAAATGTTAGTTCACATGGCAGAAAAAGAAAATGGTGAAAAAGCATTTATGGCAGGAGATGCAATTAGATTACAAAGAGAATTGCCTGAAACTGTTTTAAATGATTTAGAACTATTTTTATTTAATGTTTCAGAAGATGGAATACCGTTAAGCGAAGCAAAAAACGATTAAAAGGGGATACTTGGCTTGAGTTTGAGTTTTTCCTAGCAACAGAACTTAAAATGACCGTTAGTAGGTTAAGAACAGAACTTACTCATTCAGAGTTTGTACATTTTGCTGCCTATTATGAATTAAAAAGTGAAAGGGAAAAAGAACGATTAGATAAATAGGAAAATTACGTGTAAACTATAAAAAAACGCTTATTTATGGCTTTTGCAAGTGTAGTTATAGATGTTGTTGATAAGGCAAGTGGTAAATTAAGGCAGCTTAATTCACAAAGTGCAAAATTAGATAGATCATTTCGTGTTTTAGATAAAAGAAATAAAGGTTTAAGTACAAGATTCAACGGTTTAGCAAAAGCTGTTGCTGCTGTTGGATTATTAGAATTTGGAAGGCGTTCAATAAATACAGCTGCTAATTTTCAAAAACTTCAATTACGTTTAAAATTACTTACTGAAGCTACAGGAGATTTTAGTAAAGCTCAAGCTATAGCTACTGAAGGACAAAAATTATTTGGAATAAGTAATGCTGAAGCATTAGATGGAGTTACCAATATTACAGCTCGACTTTTACCTTTAGGAGTAAGCCTGGAAGATATAAGAACTACATTTATCGGATTTAATACTGCTGCAAAATTAGGAGGAGCATCAGCAATTGAAGCATCAAATGCTTTTAGGCAATTAGCTCAAGCACTTGGTTCTGGTCGTTTAGCTGGTGATGAATTTCGTAGTGTATCTGAACAAGTTCCTTTAATATTAAAACCACTTGCAGCTGAACTTGGTGTTTCAACTGGGGCTTTAAAAGAACTTGCAGCGCAAGGAAAACTTACTAGTGATGTAGTTATAAGAGCTCTTAAAAGTATAGGTCGAGAAGGAGGACCAGCATTAAAAGCTATTTTGGAAAATGATCCAACTCAAGTATTTAAAAACTTACAAAACGAAATTGAAAATTTACAAGTATCAGTAGGTTCAGCTTTATTGCCAGCAGTAAAAGCAGGAACAGAAGCACTGCAAATTTTAATAAGTGTAGTAAATGCTATTCCACCTGAAATTACTTCTTTTGTAGTTGTTACAGGTACATTAATTACTTCTATAAGTATTTTAAAACCGCTTATTAAATCAATTATAGGAACTTTAAAAACATTAAAAGTTTTAATAACTGGTATTACTGCAACGCTTGGGGGTCCGTTAACTGCTTTATTAGCTGGCTTAGCTGCTGGAGTAATAGGATTAACAAGAGCAATAAAAGATGAAATAGAAGAAAGAAAAACTTTAAATAAATTAATAGAAGAAGGAACTTCTACACAATTAGAAGAACGATTGGCAACTGAAAAACAAACTTTAGCTCTTTTAAAAAATAGTGAAGCAAGAGGAAATGCCAAAAGAGGTTTAGAAAGACAAATTAAAGAACAAAAAGAATTAATAGCATTATTAGAAAAAGAAGCCGGATTTAAAAAATCTGATGAAGAAGGCGATTTTGGTATTGATACATCTTTTAGAGCAGGTCGGGGAATATCAATAGCTGCAGCGCAACCTAAACCTTTAACTGGTAAAAAAGACCCTCGATTAGTAGAACAAAATTTAAATAAAGAAATACAAAGAAGAATAAAACTTAAAAACACTGAAGATGATTTTGATAGAAGAATCCTGGAAAGAAAATTTGAATTTATTGATGCTATACGAGAAGTTGCTGAAAATGAAAATATAGTCAATAAAGAAGCTGTTTTTAAAAGTTTAGAAATAGAAAAACAAATAGATTTACAAAAAATATTAAATGAAAAAATGAAGGAGAATTTAACTCCTGCTGAAAAGTTAGCTGAAAAGTTTATGGAAATAGGTGCAAGTATTGAAGAAGGTATTGTTTCTAATTTAACTGATGCTGTTATGGGAACTCAATCTTTAGCTGATGCTGCAACTAATGTTTTAAATAATTTAAAGAGACAACTTATTGAATTAGCTATACAACAAGCAGTTTCTGGTATTGGAAATTTTATAGGCGGAGCTTTAAAAAATGTTTTTGGTAAAAGAGCAAGTGGTGGACCTGTTTCTTCTGGTAAAAGTTATATTGTCGGGGAGAAAGGTCCTGAAATTTTAACAATGGGTGGAAGAGGTTTTATAACTCCTAATAATAAAATGGGGGGAGGAACTACTAATATAGTAAATGTGTCTGTTGATGCTTCTGGTTCTTCTGTTCAAGGCGAAGAAGGTAACGCAAGGCAGCTTGGTGCGGTTATAGCGCAAGCAGTACAGGCCCAACTTGTTAAAGAAAAACGCGCCGGAGGTTTATTAGCTAGATAATGTCTTTTACATTTCCATCTTTCAAACCTGAATACAATTATTCAGTAACCTTTGAAACAAAAAGAAGAATCGTAGCTTTGGGCGATGGCTTTACTCATAGGTCGCTTTTTGGATTACCACAAAATCAAATTATTACTTCAGCCGATCTAACTTTTAATGTTTCGGAAACGGAAGCAGATACAATTTTTACTTTTTTAAGAGAGCGTGATTTAGATCAAAAATCTTTTTTATTTACTTTACCCGACGAAACTGTTGCTAAAAGGTTTATTTGTATTGGTCAAAGAAAAACGATACCTTATTTAAAAAGAGCAAAAATAATTTTAAAATTTCAACAAGTTTTTGAAACTTAAATGGCGATTCCGACTAGCGATTTACAAACTTTAACTCCCTCTTCGATAATCGAGTTATTTAAGCTTGAATTAAATGTTGCTTTACATGGCACTAATCAAGTTTTTCTTTTTCACGCCGGTTCTAATGAATTGAATAATTCAATTATTTGGCAGAATGAAGCTTATGATAAATATCCGATAACAGCCGAAGGTTTTGAATATACCGGAAGTGGAACTATGCCAAGACCGATGCTAACGATCTCTAATTTATTTGGTTTTGTTTCTGGTTTATTAAATGATACAAATAAAGTCTCGGAAAAGAATGATTTGGGGGGTGCTAAATTTACGAGAAGAAGAACCCTAGCAAGTTTTTTAGATGATGCTAATTTTATCGGCGGTGTAAATCCTTTTGGCACACCAAGTTCTAATGAATTACCTCAAGAAATATTTTTTATAGATAGAAAAGTTGTTGAAAACAGAAATATTGTTCAATTTGAATTAGTTTCTTCGCTTGATTTACAAGGTGTTAAAGCACCCAAACGGCAAGTAACTAGAAAAGATTTTAGAGGAGTAGGTACTTTTAGAAACGCATGAACTGGAAAATTGAAGCTGAAGAACACGCTAAAGCCGTACAACCAGATGAATCTTGTGGCTTGGTTGCAGTAATAAAAGGTGAAAAAAAATATTGGCCTTGTAAAAACTTATCTAAAGAAAATTTTGATTATTTTATAATGGACCCAGAAGATTATGCTGATTGCGAAGATCAAGGCGAAATAGTTGGTTTAGTTCATTCGCACCCACAAGGTTCAGCCAACCCCTCTGAAACAGATAAAGCGGGTTGTGAATTTAGTGGTCTTGAATGGCATATTTATAGTTGTGAAATGCATAGTTGGTTTAGTTTTACTCCTTCCGGTTGGAAACCCGATAAACTTATTGGAAGGCAATGGGCTTGGGGGTTGGAAGATTGTTGGTCTTTAGTAACTGATTTTTATAAAGAAAAACTAAATATAGATTTAAAAAAATGGCCTAGACCAAAAACAATAAAAAAATTCGCGGAAAACCCTTATTTTGAAAAAGTTTTATTAGGGTCAAATTTTAAAGAGATTGAATTTAAAGATATTCAAGAGAATGATATTTTACTTATGGAAGGTGCTTATGAAAAATTAAATCATGTTGCTATTTATATAGGCGATCAAACTATTTTGCATCATGTCATAGGTAAGTTAAGTTGTAGGGAGATATTTGATTTACAATATCAACAAATAACAAAAAAAGTTTTTAGATATGGCTCTTAAAAAAATTAAACTTTATGGAAAACTTAGAAAGTTTATTGGCCAAGCATCATTTATGGCTGATGTAAAAACTCCTGCAGAGGCTTTTAGATTTTTATTAGCAAACTTCCCACAAGTTGAGAGTCATTTTTATCAGCATCACTACAGAATAAAAATGGGCGAAACAGAAATATCTGAAGATTTATTACACATGAAAAGTGAAGATGATATTTCAATAATTCCTATAGTTACTGGTTCGGGTTTTATTTTTGCTGCTGGCGCGGCTATATTTTCTGGGGCTGCTGCTGCCGCCGCTACGGTCGCTACTGCCGTCGTTGCAACCGCCGCCGCCATTGGAGGAGCTGTAGTAGCCGGAGCTACTGCTTTAGCAGCTTCGGGAGCTTTAGGCAGTATCGCTACGACTCTTTTAACTAGCTTGGCAATTGATGGTATTACTTCATTATTAACGCCTACAGTAGACATGGGTGCATTTGATGATTCTGGTGTGGAACTGAATGCCGGTATGCAAGCTAGTAATTTCGCCTTTAACGGAATAGCTAATATTAGCCGAAGTGGAATTGCATTGCCCGTTGTATATGGAGAACGTTTTGTCGGAAGTATAGTCGTATCTAATGGAGTAGACACAGTACAAATCGAGGGAACTGCCGACTAATGCCTATACCAACCAAGAATCCTAAAATAAGTGACCCAAAACTTCCTAAGGATCAACTAGGTAGTATTCAAAGGCAATTATCAGTTCATGTACTGTGCGAGGGTGAAATAGAGGGTTTTCCTTCCGCCACCGGTTCACGAGGTTCGGCGGAATATAATCGAACTTTGGAGAAAGATATTTTTTTAAATGGCACTCAAATATTACAACAATCCTCTAACAGTTCTGCCCCAGACAGTAAGAAAAATTTTCAAGATGTAAAAACTGAGGCAAGATATGGAACATCTAGTCAAACAAGAATTAAAGGTTTTAAAGATACTGAAACCGAATTTGTTGTGGGACAAAAACTTTTTCAAGGAGTATCTATAAATAAAACTATTAATAATACTGTTGATAGAATAAGAGTTACTTTACAAGTTGATTCTCTACAAAAATTTAAAGATGACGGAGATGTAGTAGGTTTATCTGTAAGGCATAAAATAAAAATTATTCAAAATAATGGAACTACGAGAACTCCAATAGATAACACGATAAAAGGAAAAACTCCTAACGCTTATACGAGAGATTACATAATAAATATTCCGGATAATTATGTATATCCCCTACAACTTGAAGTAACAAGAATCACCGCCGATAGTACCGACCCGAAAAAACAAAATAATTCTAGGTGGCTTCAATATACCGAAATACAAGATAAAGCAGATAGATTTCCTAATACCGCACACGTCGCTTTAAGAGTAGATGCTGAACAGTTCCCACAAACGCCGAATGTAATGTTCCGTATAAGAGGAAGAAAAATAAAAATTCCTCATAATGCTTCAGTAAGGTCCGACGGTAGTTTGTCTTTTAGCGGAGTTTTTAACGGTTCCTTAAATTCAACGAGGGTTTATTGTAACGACCCAGCGTGGGTGCTATACGATTTGCTTACGAATGAACGCTTTGGATTTGGAGATCATATTACTGAAAGTATGCTCGATAAATTTGCTTTTTATTCAGCATCTGTTTATAACTCTGAAAGAATACCTGATAATGAAGGTAGAAATCTTGCCCCACGTTTTAGCTGTAACGCTGTAATCCAAAATCAAATAGATGCCTTTAAATTAATAGGCGAGCTTTGTAGCACTATGAGAGCTAACGCTTTCTACTCCGCCGGAACTATAACGCTTACCCAAGACAGGCCTACCGACGCTAGTTATCTTTTCACACTCGCAAATGTAACCGAAGAGGGATTTAGTTACACTAACGCATCTAAAAGTATCAAATACACGGTTGTAAATGTGCAATTTTTTGATATGAATAATCAAGAATTTGATTATGAAACTGTTGAAGATGACATTTATTCCAAAAATAAATATGGGGTTGTAGTAAAAAATATAAAAGCTTTTGCGATTACATCACGAACTCAAGCCCAGAGATTGGGCCGATGGTTTCTTTATACTCAAGCCAATGAAGGAGAAGTAGTAAATTTTGTAACTACTATCGAAGCCGGCTCGTTAGTAAGAGTAGGAGCCGTTATAAAAATTGCCGACCCTGTAAGAAGCGGAGAAAGAAGAGGAGGTAGAATAAAAGCCGCTACGACTACTACTATAACGGTTGATGATTTTTCAGATGCTACGGATTTAGTTTCAAAAAATAATCCTTTTTTATCGGTAATAATGCCCGATGGTTCTATTCAGCAAAGACCCGTAAATGGAGACATTATTAATGGAGTGATTCAATTAGGCGGAGACCCTTTACCACAAGTTCCTAACTCTAACTCTATTTGGGTATTAGAAAACGATACGGTTGAAACTCAAAAATTTAGGGTAATAAGTGTCACCGAAGTAGATGGTACAAATTATCAAATAAGCGCAGTTTTTCATGATGATGGAAAATATGATTTTGTTGAAAGAGACATACCATTAGAAGAAAAATCTATTACTACTCTTACGGAACTAAAAGACCCGCCTAGTAACCTACTTGTCGAAGAAAGAATAGTTGTTGTTAATAATAGAGCGGTAAGTAAAATTTTTATTACTTGGAATCAAGTAGCAGGCGTTAATGAATATAGAGTTCAATATAGATTTGAAGATGGAAATTTTATAAATACAACGGTTACTAGAACTGATTTTGAAATACTTAATTCCACCGCCGGTTTATATGAAATAAGAGTTTTTAGTTTAAGTGCTACTAGAAGGCCATCAAATGTTCCGGCAGAGACTACTTTTCGAGCGCAAGGTAAAACGGCAAAACCAGCAAATGTGCAAAATTTAAGAATGGAACCTATTAACGAAAAGTTAATAAGGTTACGCTGGGACCAATCTACTGAAGCAGATGTTACGCACGGAGGTTTTTGTAGGATAAGGCATTCACCAAAAGCCGATGGAACTGCCGTTTTCGAAAACGCTACGGATATAGATAAACTTTCAGGAAATAGTACGCAAATAGTAGTTCCTTATATTGAAGGCGAATATTTACTACGTTTTGAAGATGACACCGGTAATTTAAGTGCGGGAAGTAGTTCTATTCTTTTAGATTTACCTGATGCTTTAGGTAGCCTTTTAGTAACTACCGTAAGAGAAGAAGATGATACACCTAAATTTCAAGGTACTAAAACTAATGTTACACGCGACGATAGTCTAAATTGCTTAAAACTAACCGATCCCGCCACTAACCCGACGGGGGAATATGAATTTAAGGATATACTTGATTTAGGTGCGGTTTTTAGTCTTGATCTTAAAAGACATATTTTTTCTGAAGGCTATTATCCTAACGATTTATTTGATTCTAGAACGGCATTAATTGATACTTGGGATGACTTTGATGGTAGCGAAGCCAACAATGTAAATGCAGAATTATTAGTCGCCGTTACAAAAGACCCTCCCGCCGGTGCAAATTATGCCGATTCCGATTTTAACAATAAAACATTTAACACTTTTGCTAATGGAATTTTTGAAGGAAGGGGTTTTAAATTTAAAGTAAAATTATCTTCTAGTGATTCTGCACAAAATATTCAAATTAAAGAATTAGGATATACAGCTACTTTCCAAAGAAGGCAAGAACAAAGTGCTACGGCGATAGCATCTGGAAGTGCTATTAAAAATATTACTTTCGATAAACCGTTTTTTACAGGTGCTACAGGACTTATTGTAACTCCTAACAGTATCAAGCCATCTATAGGCATAACAGCGACAGACAATATTACAAGCGGAGATTATTTTGAAGTAACAAATATTTCAGGCACCGGCTTTTCGGTACATTTCAAAGATTCATCTAATGCTAGTATAAATAGAAATTTCAACTTTACTGCGGTAGGATTTGGGAAAGGTGCTTAATTAATGACTAGACCGACGAATACAAGTTCAGCTCCAAAAGAAACGGGAAATAATTATCACCCCGATAATGGCACGGGTGCGCAAGTGCGTGCCGCTATGAAAGATATATTTCAAGCTCTTAGAACTTTAAATTCCGGTTCCGGAGACCCTAGTGGAACTGAAAATTTGGCAGCTTTTCAACCTCACATTGATTCAGATACAAATTTACTTAAAATTAGAAACGGTGCTAATAGTGCTTTCGTAACTTTAGGAAATGTAAGTCTTGAAAATTTCGGATATGCAACACTAGCCGGTTCTACTTTTACAGGAAAAGTAACTCATAACTATACAAATTCATTGAATATTCCTGTAGGAAATACCTCGCAAAGAGATGGAACACCTGCGGTTGGAATGCTTAGATATAATAATCAATTAAATCAATTTGAAGGATATAAAAGTACGGGGTGGGGTGAAATAGGTGGTTCCGGAACTGTTGGAGGAGGTACAGATCAAATTTTTGTAGAAACCGATCAAAACATGACAGCTAATTACGAAATTTCAGCAAATAAAAATGCAATGACTATTAGCCCTGTTATAAATAGTGGTGTCACTTTAACCGTGCCAAGCGGAGCAATCCTTGTTATTCTTTAACTATGGCTTTAACAATTAACGGAACAACTGGTATTTCTGGAGTTGATGGTTCAGCTTCTGCACCTGTTTTTACTGGAACTGATAGCAATACAGGAATCTCATTTAATACGGACATTGTAAATATAAATACAGGAGGTTCAACGAGAATACACGTTGATGAAAATGGTTTTATTGGTGTCGGTACAACTACTCCCGATAAACCTTTTGAGATTAGAACACAAACAGCTTCTCATGAAATTTTTGCAATAAATAGACCAGCTTCGGGAACTGCTGCACTTTATATGGGAAATTCCAGTAACAATGAAGCAATAATTGCTGCTAATAACAGCACTTTGTTATTTGGATTTGATTTTGACGGAACTCTTACAAAAAGAGTCGAATTTCAAACTGGTAATGAAGGTTTTGGTTTTGGAAATGGTGTAATAGGTAAAACTTATAGTCAAATCAGAGGTCATTCTGGAACAGGAACTGAAGGAACAAGAATAAGAAATGATGGGACAGTGGTTATTGGTACTTATCAGGGTATTCCTTTAAGTTTAAACAGAAGAGGTAATGATGGCACATTAGTAAATTTTAGACAAAATGGAAGCACAGAGGGGTCAATCACAGTTTCGGGTAGTACAGTAAGTTTCAACGGAGGTCATTTAAGTAGATGGTCACAATTTAAAGGTTTATCTAATACAGATAAATCTGCAAGGCCAACTATTTATCAAGGCACAGTAATGAGCAACTTAGATGATTTATGTGTTTGGGAAGGAGAAGAAAATCAACAGTTAAACATGACAAAAGTTTCTGATGTTGAAGGTGACAAAGATGTTGCTGGTGTTTTTTATGCTTGGGATGATGAAGATGAAGATGAGAAGTATTTGAATGATTTTTTTGTTGCAATGACAGGGGATTTAGTTATAAGAGTGGCAGCGTCAACAACTGTTGCGAGAGGTGATTTGCTTATATCAGCAGGCGATGGAACGGCAAAACCACAGGCAGATGATATTGTTAGAAGCTCTACTATTGCTAAAATAATATCAACTAATCATACGGCGACTTATGAAGACGGAAGTAAAGCCTACCCATGTGTTTTAATGGCTTGTTAATGGAGATTATTTAATGTCATCAATTAAACTAAAACATTCTGGCGGTAATGGTGTATCGATAGCAGCACCAGCTTCAAATCCTACAGCCGATAGAATATTAACGCTTCCAAGTACCGATGCTGATGGAGTTATAACGACAAAAGATTCAAATGATAATTTGCAAGCTATAACTGGAATTAATGGAGGCAAACTTGGTAATAGAAATTTAATTAACAACGGAGCATTTGCTATAGCCCAACGTTCTACAACAGCTACAGGTGGAGGTTTTCTTAGTGTTGATAGGTTTAAGTGTCAAACAAGCGGTCTAGATGAAGATATTACACAGGCACAAGCAGATGTTGCCGCCGGAACTACGCCTTATTCTTTAGGTTTTAGAAAGTGTTATAAAATAACAAACGGAAACCAAACAAGTGGAGCCGGCGGAGGAGATTTAGTAAAAATTCAAACATCTGTTGAAGCTCAAAATATCGCATCTAGTGGTTGGAATTATCTCTCAAGTACGAGTTACATAACTCTTCAATTCTGGGTTAAATCAAGTGTTTCACAAAATTTTTATTTTAATTTAGTTGATATTAATGCTAGTCCTAACCAAAACTATGTAATGGAAACAGGTGTTCTAACCGCGAATACTTGGACAAAAATAACAAAAAAAATTGAGGGCAAAAATACTTTAGTTTTTAATGCTGGTGGTGCTGGGGAAGGTTTAAGGTTAGAGATTAATGCTTTTAGAGGAGGAGATACTACTGGGACACAAACTCTAAATCAGTGGCACGAGCTTGATACTGCAAATCGTATGCCTACTAACACGACAACTTGGTTTACAACTAATGATGCAACATTTGAAATAACAGGAGTACAGTTAGAGGTAGGTGATACACCTACAAATTTTGAATTTAAATCATATCAAGAAGATTATTATGAATGTCTTAGATATTGCTACGTTATACCAGTTACAAATGGTGATTTTATAGGAAGTAGTTACGCTTTCGTCAATAGCACAACTCAAATTATAGGACAATTTACTTTTCCGAGAGCGATGCGAACTTTTCCTACAAAAGCACAAACGAGCAGTCTTGTTAGATTAAGAGCAGGGAACTCGTCTGCAAATTTTAATTTGACAGATATTATTGCCCATTTAGGAGATACAACCAATCCCAATCCTTTTACTTATGGCTTTATAGTTACCACCTCAAGTATCAGCACCAGCCAATCTGGTATATTGCAAGGCCAAAACACCAGTGCTGGTAGAATCACATTTAGTGCGGAGTTTTAATTATGGCAATACGATACAAAAAATATGCGGATGACCCAGAAGATGGAGCATTTAATTGCATTGAAAAGATAGAGGAAAATGGCGCGGTCTTATGTGTTCCATTTGTTGAATTAAATGCGGACTATCAAGAATACAAAGAATGGCTAAAATTAGGGAACACACCAGAGGAGGCTAGTTAATGTCTGAAATTAAAGTTAACAGCGTTAAAGGTGTAGGTGCTACTACCGCAGCTATTACTATCAATAATTCTGACGGAACTTGTACAGCAAATCTTTTAAATAATGAAGGTCATAAAAATTTTGTAATAAATGGAGCAATGCAAATTGCACAAAGAGGTCGCGCTGGTGGAACTGTAGATGGGAGTGCTGGCTATAGAAGCACCGATAGATTCAAAACAGATATTGACGGCAGCAATGGTCGTTTTACGCATAGTACGGTTGATGATGTTCCCGCGAATTTAGGTTTTAGAGATTCTGCCAAAATTACTGTTACTACAACTGAAGCTCAACCAACATCGACAACTGCTGCACTTCAGTTTTATTACATGAGCGAAATACAAGATGTAACACAATTAAGGTGGGGGTCTAGTAATGCCAAAACTTGCACGTTATCTTTTTATGTTAAAGGAAGTGTAACCGGCGATTATCCTGTTTGGTTTCAATGGTATGGAGCGAGCGGGACTAATTATTTTTACTATACAAGTTATGCAATAAATTCTGCTAACACATGGGAAAGAAAAACAATTACGCTTACAGGTCCAACCTCCGGTGGACAGCTTACTGGTTTTAACACAACTGGTTTTAGAATTGAATGGGGTTTAGGTTATGGGTCCGACACTGAAACAGGCACATTAAATGAATGGACTACAAGTGGAACAAGAAGAACACCCGCCGGACACGTTTGGTTATGTGAAAATGCTAGTGCTACTTGGTTTATTACTGGTGTGCAATTTGAAATATCTCCCGTTGCAACTGATTTTGAATTTATTCCGGTAATGAAACAATATCAATATTGTGAAAGATATTATGAAAGATTAGATGGTCAAGGAAGCGCAATGACTAATGGAATTATGGGTCATTACAACACAACTTCAGAATGTATGTTTTTCTATCATTTTAGAACTAGAAAAAGAACTACCCCAAGTTTAGAATATAGTGCTTTAAGTGATCTTGACATTGAGCCTTTTGATGATGAACCCTCTGATTTAAATTTATTTATAGCGGATATGAAACACATGGTAATAAGATCACAAAATAATCCTACAGTAACTAAAGGATTTGCCGCTACTTTATGTGTCGACACAAATAGCGGACACATTGCTTTTGACGCTGAACTTTAATTATGGCAACTAACATCACAAAATATAGAATATTTAAGGACGCGGCAACCGGTCGTATTCTTTCAGTTCAACCTTTTGCTAGTGATTGGCTTCCAAGATTTGTCCCGATTGATGAAGATAATACAGATTATCAAGCATATTTAGAATGGGCTAAAACAAACACAGCTGAAGAGGTTTTATCTTAATGGCAATAATAGCAGGCGAATTTGATTTTGAAGTTCGAAGAAGAGCTGACCATACAGAAGAACTTACAATTACAGATGGTAATGATAACCCGGTAAATTTAACTGGTTATGAAGTCGCTGCAAGTATATATGACGAACCTCGTTCAGTAAAATATGCAGACTTCGCAACTGCAATAACAAGTGCAGCTGCTGGAACATTTACTTTAACTTTAACCAGAGCTCAAACAGCTACATTTACTCCAAGTGAATTACATTATGACGTTAAATTAAAAAATCCATCTGATAAACAAGAATATTATGTAGCAGGTATAATTTTTGTAAAAGAAGGTTATACTGAATTTCCATGAGCCAAATTAAAGTTAATCAAACAAAAAATACAATTACAGTTAATGGAGAAACAAGAGTTGTAACTGTAAAAGTTCCTGGACCACAAGGACCAAAAGGAGATGGTTTTGATATTACTTTAAATCATACAAATAAAGTAAATAATTCAATTATGTATTATCAACAAAGTTCTGATACACTTAGACTAGATGCAACCCGTACTGTCGAAAATTTAGTCGATGGCGGAAATTTCTAGAGCTAATTAATTATGGCTAACACAATTAGAATCAAAAGATCCACAGGATCAGGCGCACCAGCTAGTTTAGAAAATGCTGAATTAGCATTTGCTGAAGGTAGTAAAAAATTATTTATTGGTATTGGAACAGGTGGTGCTGGTGGATCAGCTACAAGTATTGAAGCTATAGGTGGTTCAGGTTCTTTTGTTGATTTAACAACGAGTAGAACAGCAAATACTGTTTTAGCTGCTCCAAATGGAAGTAATGGTGCTGGTACTTTTCGATCTTTAGTTGCTGCTGATATTCCTTCATTAGCCCATACAAAAATTTCTGATTTTGATTCTGGTGTTAGAGCAAATAGATTAGATCAAATGGCTGCTCCTACTGGATCAGTTTCATTAAATAGCCAAAAAATAACAAACTTAGCTGACCCGACTAGTGATAATGATGCTGCAAACAAATCGTATGTTGACGGAGTTGCACAGGGATTAGACGTAAAAGATAGTGTGGTAGCTGCTACAACTGCAAATATAACTTTATCTGGAACACAAACTATTGATGGTGTTTCTGTTTCTGCTAATGATAGAGTTTTAGTTAAAAATCAAAGTACAGGTTCACAAAATGGTTTATATCTTTGTAAAGCTGGTTCATGGGTAAGAACTGATGATTTAGCTGCGGGTGCTGATGCTGCAGGCATGTTCACATTTGTTGAACAAGGAACTGCAAATGGAGATAAAGGTTTTGTTTGTACTACTAATAAAGGAAGTGCAAGTGTTGGATCGGATTCACTAGCGTTTTCACAATTTAGTTCAAGTGGCGATATAACTGCAGGAGACGGATTAGATAAGTCAGGTACAGAATTATCACTTGATTTAAAAGCAAATTCAGGTCTAGTTATTACCAGTTCTGAATTATCAATGAATTTAAGTGCTAGTGGTATTGCTGGAACTTTAGCAATTTCAGATGGTGGTACAGGTGCAACAAGTGCTTCTGCTGCAAGAACTGCATTAGGTTTAGCAATTGGTTCAAACGTACAGGCTTATGATGCTGGATTAGCTGCTATTGCTGGTTTAGCTACAACTGATGGTGGAATTATTGTTGGTAATGGATCAACTTTTGTTTTAGAGTCTGGGGCTACTGCACGTTCTAGTTTGGGTGTGAGCATCGGAAGCCAAGTCCAAGCTTATGACGCTGACTTAGATAACCTTTCAGGTTGTCAATCTGGTGCTTCTTCTGCTTTAGCTGCATTAACACAAACTGAAGTTCAAATTTTAGATGGAGCTACAGTAACAACTGCTGAATTAAATAAGCTAGATGGTGTTACTGCCTCTACAAGCGAAATAAACATACTTGATGGTGTAACTGCAACCGCAACTGAAATCAACAAGTTAGACGGTCTTACAGCGACCACTACGGAATTGAATAAATTAGATGGAGTAACTGCTACAACAGCAGAATTAAACTTTACTGATGGAGTTACTTCTAATATTCAAACTCAGTTAAATTCAAAACAGGCTTCTGATGCACAATTAACAGAGTTGGCAACTATGGCATCAAATACAGCTTCAGCGTTAGCTGACCTAACAAGCACTGAAGTGGCTATTTTAGATGGTGCTACTGTTACAACAACTGAACTTAATAAATTAGATGGTAATACTTCAGCTACTTCAACAACTCTTGTTCAGGCAGATAGATTTGTTTGTAATGATGCTGGAACAATGAAACAAGTTGCATTGTCTGATTTAGTAACATTCCTGGAAGATGAATCAACAAGTGGTTTTGATATAGATGGTGGGTCATACTCTTAATAATAATTTTTAGGAGGTATGGCTTATGGCAAACACAATAAAATTAAAAAGAGGAAGCGGTAGCGACCCAAGTGCTAGTGATTTAGCTGTAGGAGAAGTTGCGGTAAGAACCGACGAAGGTAAATTATTTACAAAAAAAGATGATGGAACTGTAGCCGAAATATCAGGCGGTGGGTCCGGTACAACTATAAATAATAATGCAGATAATAGAATAATAACTGGTTCGGGAACTTCAAATACTTTAAATGCCGAATCGACATTCACTTATGATGGTGCGGGTGTTCTTACGCTTTTATCTACCGATACGAGCAGTTCAGCTTTACCAATAATTGAACTTTATAGAAATAGTGCTAGTCCGGCAGATGCAGATTATTTAGGTCAACTTAAATTTACTGGCGAAAGTGATGACGGCAGTAAGGAAGTCTATGCCAAGATGACGGCCAAAATAGATGATGCGAGTTCCGGCACTGAAGATGGTTTATTTGAATTTGCATTGAGAAAAGCAGGGTCAAATAATATTGGTGCAAGATTAACTAGCACAGATTTAAAGCTAATAAACGGAACAGGACTTGAGGTAGCTGGTGATACTACTATGACCGGCGATTTAACAATATCAAATACAGCACCAAAAATACTTTTAACGGATACAAATAATGACCCAGATTATGAATTAAAAAATTTCAACGGAGTTTTTGAATTAGATCAAGGCTCAAGTGATACGAAATTTAAAATTACGACCGATGGCCATGTTGAATTTCCGAATGACGACCAAGAAATAAGAATTGGACAAGGTTCAGATTTAGTATTAGTTCATGATGGAAGCAACTCAATAATAAATGATGCCGGACAAGGTAACTTACAAATACAAAATGCTGGAACTACAATTCTTGGCGTTACTTCATCTGGTATTAATGTTACAGGTGCCATTATCGTATCAAGCACGGTTGACGGAAGAGATTTAGCAACTGATGGTTCAAAACTTGATGGAATTGAGAGTGGAGCTACCGCAGATCAAACAAAATCAGATATAGATGCTCTTGGTATTGCAGCTAGTACGGCAGCCACACTTTTAACAGCAAGAACTATTGCAGGGGTTAGCTTTGATGGGTCAGCAAACATATCTCTTAACAACAACGCAATAACAAATGGTGCTGGATATATCACAGGATTTAGCGGTGTAGCCGGTGGTGGTACTTTTACCGGAGCTATTACCGCACCAAGAATCTCTGGTAGTAATGGAATTATTGAAATGAAACAAGAAATAGGCACTTCTCAAACACTAACTTCGGGATACAATGCTTTATCCGTAGACCCTACGATTGCTAATGGCGTTACCATAACGGTGCCAACTGGGGCTATTTGGTCTATAGTTTAAGTAAAACTATGCAAGAAATTACGCAAAAACAAATAGCGGAGTGGAAGGAAGAACTTGTAAGGCAAGTTCAAACAAGAGATGCGGCGCAAAAAGAATTAGATGCAGCAAATATAAATATTAACGCTTTACAGGGTGGCGTTCAGTTTGGGGAGTTGCTGTTGAAAAAGAACGAGTCATTAAGCCAGCAATCAAATATAACGGTGCAAGACCCACAAATAAAAAAAGGCACATCAAAGAAATAGGAGCTAGAGCTCTAGTAAACGCTTCTTTCCACATAAAATGAATGATTTATATTTGCCTAACTTACCAGATACTGATTATATTCTCAATCCGCCCACAACAATTTTTTATCCGCCTGTAGCGGAAGTTCCGTATTTAGACCCTCTACTTCTTCCAAGCTTGGAACAGGTAGATTCGGGACTTGAGGCAGATCAGGCAAAGACTTCTTCAGAAAATAAGGAACTAAACTCGGAAGGGCTAAATATAAACCCAGAGCAGATACCGTCAAACCTCCTAAAAAACCAAGAAAATATTTCAATTGAAGAACCTGTAGCTACTTTTAATCTACCATTTTTTGGTGAATTTCCTATACCTGCCCCTGAAGTAATAGCGTCGAGCGTAATAAGTGCGGGAGTTGCGTCTACTGTAACTGTCGGCGGCTCTATTCTTATGCAAGCGGTCGTAAATAAATTAAAACAAATATTCAAAAAAATATTTACTAAAGTACTAAAAAAAGAAGTTGCTAACGTAAAAGAAAAGTTAGATAATAAAAAAGGTAGCTAGAGTACACATACACCCGTAATGTGGCGTCTAAACTAGCTACTTAAATTTTTCGGAGTTAGCTTTTACATAACTTCTAATATTTATTACGTCATTGCAAATATAAGCAAATTCGGATTTAGGATTTATCATATAACCGCTTGCGTGCAATTGTGAACATTTTAAAACTCTCACTAATTGCTTATCATGGACTTGCTTGTTTAGTTCTTCTTTGGCTAACTTTAGCTTTACTTCTGCTAACTCGGAACACGTTTCATTATTAGTACCTAGAGGCACCATAAAAGACATTTGAAACCCCCAACCTTCATTAATACTATAAGTTTCACTATTAGGATTTTCTGCATCATTGCCTGTATAAAAAGGAGTAAACGCCATAGTCGGCTGGCTGCATATTAAATTTCCAAATTGTAATTTGCCCGTCATTCCGTTATTGACGTTCATATTTTGATTAATTATTGATGAATTTCCTATCGCATTGGGTTGCGCTTGAACGTTAGTATCGCCCTCCGCTTTTACCGGATTACTGACTAAACACGCTGAGAGAAGTGATAACGCTAGTAGTCGTGATCGTATCATTCTGTGTAATTTGTTCTGTTAACGCTCCGGCAGCCCTCGTAGTAACTTGCAGAGACCAATCTGCCGAAGTATCAGCAACAGTAAATACAGCATCACCGCCAGCGATTCCGGCGGAAGCGGCTACGGATATATTAGAAGCTTCCCAAGAATTTAGGGCTGAACCGTATTTTTCGGTCACTATGGAACGGGTTATCGTCTGAGTAGTATTTTCGGTTCTGTTACTAGAGCCGGTAGTCCAAGTTGGAATACCGTTAGCAAAAACAGGTGACGACATTAATAAAAAAATTGGTAAAGTAATTAATTTTTTCATTTGATTCCTACGTTGTTTTTACTATTATCAATCATTTTAGGAGAATTTGCATTTTTCTTTTTGTTAACTGAGATACCATAGCTGCCTAAAACTCCACTGGTTAGGCCGGCTAAAAACGCGCCATCATTACGAATTTTATCCATATAGCCTAAAGTCATCATTGCTAAAGACCAGCATAAAATCATAAATCTAACAGCATGACCAAAAATTTCAGCCCAATCGGTGCCTTCTTTTTCTTCTTTATCTTCTTCCATAAAAAACTGTATTTATGGCAAATTTAGCAAAAATTGTTATGTTTGGAAAGTAACACACATTTTTCATGATTAAAATTTTAAAACCAATACTATTGACGTTCCTTACAACGACTACTGTAAAGCGTTTAGTAGTAGACCTCTTACGTGCAATATGTAAACAAACCTCAAACAGTCTTGATGACCGTGCTGTTGATATTTTGGAAAAACAATTATTTCCAGTAAGACAATGAGAAAATTTTTAAATATTGAAATTGAAGAAGCACCTCCTGAACTTCAACTATCAGTTGAAATGAGATGCAGAGACATTATGCAAAGTGAAGATTATGACAATATCAAAAGGTATTGCACTCACTTAGTAAGACATCAAATGGATCAAGATGTTTTTCTTGCTTCAATGCTCGGAAGATTAATTGAACTTGAAGCTGCTTTAGTTAAAAAAAATTTAGCTGAAGAGAAAAAAACTAACCCTATAAAAAAGCTTTTTCGTATTGATTAATTTCTTCATCTGTAAAATCTCTAATTAATAAATTATCAATTTTATTTAATTCATAATTGTATTTAATAACAGCAGTTTTTATATGCTCTGCAATCCAACGACCTTCACCATAAACTACTTGAGCTTTTCCATTTTTATTTATATGCACATAATGATCTTGACCTTTTAATTGAACATCTAAAAAGTTTCTTTCTAAATTTTTACGCCTTATATTTTTTAATCTTTGTAGTTTTACAGAAGAATGTACTTTTTTTTTCATTTTAATTCAAGTGTAATATCAATCCAGCAAGGTTGCGGTTTAACTCCTGGAATTTGTTTATAAAAAGGATTTGTTATGTATTCATAAGTTTTTTCACCATCAAAAAAAATTCTGCCAATATAAGGATCTGATGGAAACTTTGGTCTCTTCATATAATTACATAACTATATTAATTTTATTGCCTAATTCCTTCATAATTACTTTTATATCATCTTTATTAAGATTCCTAAAAACTTCATATTTAAGAACTCTTTTATCTTTAAACATTTTATGAAGTTTTCTTTCCAATGATTTAAAGTCACTACGACGAGGACTAACAGCTAAAACTTTATCTGGTTGTTGTTCTTTTATTCTTATTTTTATTCTTGAAGCAGTAGCTCTACCAATTTTCCAATAGCCCTGACTTTCAACAAAATATACATGACCCCATTCTTTAGATTTTTTAGGCGCTTTATAACTTTCAGGTGGAGTCCAGGCATTTTCCCAACCTTCATCTAGTGCTTCTTCATTCCAAACTTCTTTACCTCTAACATATTTAACAAAGCCTTTTCTTATAAGCCATAACATAGCTTCAAAGTCACTAGACATTTCATATTGTTTTACTCCATTTATAAATATGTCAGTTTCTTTAAAAACAATTCCATATTTTTTATATATTGTTTCTTCGTCCATACCAAAAAATTTTTCATGTTCAGTCCTGGTATCTTTTTCATAATCTCCAACCCAAGTACGAATAGTACCATCACCAGTTGTAGTAACGGTACATTCATTATTATTATTAAAAACTAATTTTGGATAGCCGGAATTAAGCATTTGAATTAAATTTTGTTTTTAAATATTCAAGTTCAATTGCTTTTTTATCTCGTAAATAATCTTCATTCGTCATGGTAGATTCCATTAAATATCGATCATTTAAACGAGATATGGCAGCATCATATTCTTGTTGGTTCAAAATGGAATGTCCTCCGTTTCTTCTTCTGTTTGTATTCTTCTTGGATTTATAGTTCCAAAACATGAATCTTCATCATCTTCGAATTTACTTTTTTTACCATTTCCATTTAAATAAATACCTTCAACTTCTTCGTATTGTTCTGTTCTCATGTCATAAACTTTTCCAGGTTTATGTAAATCTTTTACTTTAGCTGCAGCTTGTAAATGAGCGCAAAATTCATCAACAGAGCTTAATGGAACAAAAACTCTAAGTTGTTTTGGATATTTTTCTTTACTGTTTTCGTAAGGATTATTTCTAACCCCAAAATTAACAGGTAATGAAAGTGCTGGATCAAATTCTTGATAAGCCATAATTTTTAAAATGAATGAATTGGTGTAATGTTGTGTGCTTCTTCCCATGCCAAAACATGGTGAAGCTCGTAGCGAACGCGAGGTTGACCGATCGCTAAATGAGTTTTTGGTAATGTGTACCAGGTCGGACCTGTTTTATTACCAGCTTTAGTTTTATCTCGCCAACTTTTAATAGTTGCAGGTTTTAATGCATATCTATAAGCGAGGTCTTTAGTTGTTAAATACTGCTTCTCCATTAGCTATTTATTTGTTCAGTAAGATTTTCGATTTTAGCTTCTAATAAATCAAGTAATTTAACGTGTTCTTCTACAGTTATTTTCCCTTCATTTAATCTATCGTTAAAAGAATCAGTATAAGAATCAAGTTTTTTAAGTTGTTTACAATCTTCGATAGCTTTTTTAGCTAAAACAAAAGTTGTAGATTTTTGACTAACTGGTGGTTTTTTTGATACTTCTTTAATTGCTTCTTCTTTCTTTTGGGCTGTAATTATTTCAGTTAGAGTTTTTTCTTTTTGTTTTTTTGGCTTTTCTTCTTCAATTTCCATATTGTTATCCATATCAGTTTCAAGACCAAGAATTAATTTAATACTGTATCTTCTCTGATAGGTAACAGAACCACCCCAAACATGAGCTTCATTTTTCTTTTGTAAATCACGTGGAGGTAAAAATAAAGGTAATTCACTTACTTCTTCATGTCCTTGTTCATGAACTAATTTAGTTTTTACTAAAGTTTCACCTGTTGGCGTGTAACCAAAAAGTTGAGATAAATGAAAACCATTGTTATGTAAAACAGGTTGTATTAAAGAAAGCATTTGTTCAAGTGGTAAATAATCATACCCAAATGCACCTTGATTAACATGTTTAGATTTTCCTAAAGTTGGAAATTCTTTTTGTGCTTTTT